TTCAAGAGTATATCTACCATTAGACAGATGCTCCTGTTCCCACTTCAACTCCAAGGACCTTTTTTGTTTGTATAGGTCTTGTATCATCTATAACCTCCTCATAGGTTATTCTATTTACTCGGTCATCATAAGAATTTCCGAGATATTCCCAATTTATACTTTTTTCTCCCAACTTGTCAAGGATTGATTGTTCTAGAGAAACGGCGTTATCCTCCGCAATAACCTTAAATTTTGCGTAGTAATCGTAAGCCCATATAGTTATTAAGAAATTTTTCATATTCACACCTGTTATAAATTAAAAAGGGGCCGTTTTGAGGCGGCCCCTAATTTTATTTGATATTATGCACCCTCGCAACCGAAGATACCTCTAGGGTCTGATACTCCAAACGAGTATCTTTCTCTAGCTTTGTATCTAACGTTACCAGTTGAAAAGTCACCTTCCATTTTAGTTTGGATAGGTAGTCTTTCAAAGTACTTCATACCATTCGGCACGTCTGTAATGATGTACCAAGAATCAGTATCTGTAAGATAGTGATTTACTCTGTAACCTTCAGGAATCATTCCCATAGATCTTAGAGCATTAACATCATTGTCTGCAGTTCCAACTCTACCTTGAGACTTCATAAGTCTTTCAGCATTGAATTGGTTTTCAGAAGGAACAATCATTTTCATTCCTCTAGCTGCAATCTTAAGACCTCTCTCGTCAGTCATTTGACCGATGTCGATCATAGCTTGTTCTAACGAAGTTTCGTTAAGGTCTGCTTGTGTCGTTAATGTGTTTTGGAAAGAACCAGCGATCGTTGGGTGAGCTGTGTTGAACAAAGAAACACCATCACCTGAATCAAAGTTATCCGTAGTTGGTAAACCTTGGTTTAGTGGGTTTGCTGCTTTGATCTGTTTAGCGTTTGCCATAGATCTCGCTAGTGCTTTTGTATATCTAGACGAAAGTCTATCATACAGGTTGTCTTCCATTGCTTCTTCAGTTAAAGCGAATGCAAGAGCCACTGTTTCGTTAGTGTATCTTGCAGTAAATGTTTCCTGTGCATTGTCGTATGCAACTGCTGAACCTTCAGGTTTAACATATGCATTAGCAAAGCCAGATAACATTACTTCTTCTTCAAAAGCTCTGTCAGATGTTTCAGTAGTATAAATTTCTTTATGCTCTGAATCATATCTTTTATACTCAAGGCCGAACAAGGCGTTTAAACCTGGCTCAAGCTCTTTTACGAGTTGTTGTCGTGATATTGCCATAATTTATCTCCTTATTACGCTGCCCCGGCGCTTCCAGATCCTAATAAATGCTCATTCACCATCACACGCCAGTTGACGTTCGCTGATGCGATATCATTATTTTCAGGGTCTCTTGAAACTCCGATTATTTTAAATTGCCCAGTAGTTCCTAACGTACCATCGTCAAATTCCATTGAGCTTACTCCGTTCAAAGTTGAACCACTTGTACCTACTAAATCCGCACATTTGAAGATGTCAGCTTGTGCTGAAGCACCTGCATTGTCTGATTGGATTTCGTACATTTGTGATGGACTGTCATACACAAATGCCTCAACCGCACCACTGTTAGGTGGAGTGATTGATCCTGGGTAGTAGTTTTTGAACGTAGGTTTTAATGTAGTTGGGTCATTGTAGAATGTTCCCCAGAATGCTCCTAAGTTTAATACTAAACCAGCTGTTTGCAAATCTACATATCCAGTACCTGTAGCAGGTGAACCTACTAAAGCACCTTGGAATATTACACTCGCATCGCCTGGATTGATATTGTAAGAACTCATTCCAGTGGAATCATCTTGCTGACCAACTGTCTTTAACGGTCTAAGACCGAAAGCGGCATCTTGATTAGCCATATTATTTTCCTCCGTATGTGACCTGTCCTTGCGGACCTCCAGTCACGGTTAATTTAAATTCGTTGATAGTAATTGTTAAAAAACTTTTACTTACCACCGAAAGACTTGCTAGAGCGGCTATCATTTGTGATAGGCATGCTCGGGTGCTGATCCTTCAGTAGATCGTTGTGAACTGCATCGTCACGTTCTTTCGCTCTATCGCTATAAAACTTCTGACGTGCCTTCGCGACCTCTTCTGGTATTCTGGCCAGCAACAGACCTCCGACTCCGATCACTCCCTTGTGTTTGCCATCTTCAACTATTGGATAACCTGAATCTTTATACTCTGAAGCCATTACTAATGTATATCCTGATCTTAATTTACCAGAAATATTTTTAGTGTCGTCAAAGCCTAAACTCTCAGCTCTTATCCATCTGTGTCGAAAACCATCCGGCGCAGGTGGTGCATCTAAAGATGAGGGTGGTGTCCATTCAACAGGTCGCTTTGTAGCTTCCCTTGTCTCGGACGCGCGTGAGTCTTTTTTTACTTCCTCTGTAACTTTTGAAACTTCTGTTTCAGTTTTAGATTTAGTCATGCTTATTACTCCTCTACGTTTACTTGTTTAGCATATTCTTCAAGTGGCACATTCAATTTTTTAGCAATTGCTACCTGTGATTGTGTGAGTCTCACAGTTTTGCGACCAGTGCCTCTTTTGACGTTTCGCGTAGCCGAAGCTACAGTTTGTGTAGGCTTAGTCGATTGTTCTGTATTATTACCAAACTTATGGGGAAATTCAAGCTTTATTCTTCTATCTAATTCTCCATAATAATCTTCCGATTGTGGGTCATAACCTTCCTCTTCGACCAATTTCTTATGCAAATCAAATGCTGTGTATGTCATAGCATTATCCTTACCAAACCAGGCATTTTGTTCTGCCCATTCAGTAGCTCTTGCATCAGGTTTTGGTGTCTGAGTCCGTTCTTGTTGAATATTTGGTTGTTGTTTATTTAATTCAGTCTTCTTCTTTTCAGCTTCTTGGTTGACTTTCATATCAGCCAATCTAGCTTCCTCGTAGCCTAATTTAGCAATTTCTTTTTGTGCTTCAATTTCGGCTTCTATACTTCCTTCCTCTCTAGCTGACTTAAGTTTACTTTTTGCAGCTTCAAGACTAGAAGTAATTCTACTCTCCATTTCAGATACATATCCAGTATCTAATTTAGATAATCTATCCTTTAAAGACTTCTGTTCTCTTAAAACAGATTGAGCATATCTTGTGGCCTCGTCTCTTTGACGTTCAGACTCACGCATACGCTTTGTAAGTTTAGCAATTCTTTTTTTAACCCCATCACTATACTCATCTAATTCTGATTCTTGTTTTGGTTTTTCTTCTGTAGTTGTTTCTTGTTTATCTTCTTGTATTAGTTCTTTTGGAGCTTCTTCTTTTTTCTCCTCTACAACTTCTACTTCTCCTTCTGGTTTCTTTTCAGGAACAGCAACATCTTGTGCTCCTTCTTTGATCGTATCTTCTGGTAAGGTAACTTCTGTATCTGGTCCACCTGATGGTAGATCAATCATTGGTTCCTTATTATTATCTTCTGGCATAAGTTTCTCCTATGTTAATATTCATGCAAGATATCCTCTGGATTCTTGATTGTTGCTAAAACTTCATCGTCGTTTAGCAAACGAACTTCGCCACCTTCTATTTTTATTCTAGATCCTGCGTAACGTGCAAACATTACCCAGTCTCCAACTTTGCACCAAGGCCCATCTGGAAATCGTTGTTTATCTCCATATGCATCTGGCCCCATTGCTAAGACGTTTCCACACTGTGATGCTACTTGTTGTTTTTCTAATGTATCTTGTCCCATTATAATTCCACCTTTTGTTTTTTCTTTCATTTTAAAAGGAAGGACTAACATACGCCAACCTGTAGGTTGTGGTAATTTTGTTGACTCTTCTGTGACTTTTTCTGGTTTGGATTTTTTTACACCAATTAAATCATTGTTTGGTGTTAATATCGATGACTGTTCCTGTTTCATTTTGTTCTGGCTCCTTATTAGTTAGCAGGGTAGAGATTTCCTGTAAAATTGCTTCGTAAGCACGAAGCTGTCCTACCATATACTGGTATTTTTCAAAGTTGTCAACCTGTCCGTTTAGTAGATAGGTTTGCACAGATTTCTGTGTTTCTTCAATTTGTTTTTTTAATTTATAAATTAATTGTACGCCGTCCATTATAC